CCAAGACTTGGGGCCAAATCTGGACTTCCATGCAGAACAAGGCGCTTTCCATCTTCGCCCCGATCCTGAACAAGATCAATGAGATCGGCAACAGCGCCAAGTTCCAGACGGTAACGGATGGCCTGATCAATGGCCTTGCCGGTGTTGCCCAGCTTGCCACCGTTGCTTTGGATGCCCTGATTGCCGTTGCTTCCGCTGTGGTTGATAATTGGAGCTGGATCGCCCCTATTGTTATGGGTGTGGTTGGGGCCATGATCGCTTATAATGCGGTTTCCCTGATTACCAATGGCATTATGGCAATTCAATCCACGATCAAGGCCACCCATGCGGCGGCAAGCGCCATGCAAGCCGGGGCAACCTTCACCGCTACCGTGGCACAATACGGCCTTAATGCGGCCCTGTATGCTTGCCCCCTGACATGGATTATTATTCTGATCATTGCCCTGATTGCCCTGTTCTATGCGGTGGTTGCGGCGGTGAACAAGTTTGCTGGAACCAGCGTTTCCGCCACCGGAATTATCTGTGGTGCTTTCATGGCGGCGCTCGCCTTCATTGGAAACATCTTCGTGGCCTTGTGGAACTTGGTTGTGGATGTGTTTGTTCTGATCTATAACCTTGTGGCCGAGGTTGCCAACTTCATTGGCAATGTATTCACTGATCCCATTGGGGCGGTGTGCCGCCTGTTCTTTGGCTTGGCTGATACGGTGCTTGGTATCCTTCAGGCCCTTGCTTCCGCCATTGATGCTATCTTTGGTTCCAACCTTTCCGGTGCGGTTCAGGGATGGCGTGATTCCCTTGGTGGTTGGGTTGATGATACCTTTGGTCAGGGTGAAGAAATCATGGCGAAACTGAACGCCGATGATATGAAACTTGGCCGCTTTGAATACGGGGCCGCTTGGGATGCCGGTTACAATTTCGGTGCCGGTATTGAAGATAGCGTTTCCGGTATGTTCGACTTTTCCGCCATGGATAGTATGGGGGCTTCTGATGCCTTTGATCTTGGCACTACCCTTGATGGTATCTATGGCAACACCGGTGATACCGCCGCAAATACGGCGGCTTCTGCTGATGCCCTGAACTATGCTGAAGAAGATTTGGCATACATGAAGGATATTGCAGAGCGTGAAGCAATCAACCGGTACACTACTGCTGAAATCCATGTGGAACAGCACAATGAAAACCATATCAGCAAGGATGTTGATGTGGATGGAATCATGGATATTTGGGCCACTGATTTTGCTGAAAAGCTGGATATTTCCGAGGAAGGGGTGCATGAATAATGGCTTACAAAATGTATATTGCCGGAGCGCTTATGCCCATCACCCCTTCCAAGGTGAAGGTGAAGGTGAATAGTCAGAATGAAACCCTGACCCTGATCAACGGGGAAGAAATCAACATTCTGAAGGAAGCCGGTTTGACGGATGTTTCCTTTGATTTGGTGCTTCCCCAAGTATCTTATCCCTTCACCAACGGCGGCGCACAATCCGCCCAATACTACCTGAATTTGTTTGAACGGTTGAAAACCGGCAAGCAATCTTTCCAATGGATCTTGAACAGAACCCGCCCCAACGGGCGGGCGCTGTTCTATACCAATTTGACGGTGGGCCTTGAAGATTATCAGATTGTTGATGATGCAAAGGAAGGCTTTGATATTACTGTTTCAATCAAGCTGAAACAGTGGAGGGCTTTCGGCACCAAAACAATCACGATCAAACCGGCCCCCACACCTACCGAACCCCCAAAGGCAACGGTGGAACCGGCACCACGGGAAACCAGCAACGCCCCCAAAACCACCACTTACACCGTGAAATCCGGTGATTGCCTTTGGAATATCGCCAAGAAATATCTTGGTGACGGTTCCCGTTATAATGAAATCTATAATTTGAACAAAGACAAGATTAAGAACCCGAACCTGATTTACACCGGTCAAGTTCTTACCTTGCCTTCATGAAAGGGGTGATTCCGCTTGGCTGTTGAACTGCTGATCCAGAACGGTTCAAAAATCTATTATCCGGTTGTGAAGGAAGGGGCCAAGCTGACTTGGGAACGCAAGGGAACCCCCGGAAGGCTGGATTTCACAGTGGTCAAGGATGGGGTTATCAATTTCCAAGAAGGAAACCCCGTCAAGCTGATTGTGGATGGAACCCCCATGTTCTATGGGTTTGTGTTCACCAAAAAGCGGGATAAGGGCAACACCATTGATGTGACCGCCTTTGACCAACTGCGATACCTGAAGAACAAAGACACCATCACAGAAGAAGGGCTGAAGGCTTCCGATCTTCTGAAGCGCCTTGCAACTGATTTTCGGTTGAACCTTGGCACCGTGGAAGATACCGGGTACACCATGGAAACCGTTGTGGAGGAAAACCAAACCCTGTTTGATATGATCCAAAACGCCCTTGATGAAACCCTTCTGAATACCAAACAGCTTTATGTTCTGTATGATGATGTTGGGAAGCTGACCCTGAAGAATATCAATTCCATGAAGGTTGGGCTTCTGATTGATGCGGAAACCGGCGAAAACTTTAGCTATGAATCCAGCATTGATGTTCAGACCTATAACAAAATCAAGCTGGCCTTCAATAATGAAAAGACCGGTAAGCGGGAACTGTATGTGGTTCAGGATGGTGACAAAATGAACCAATGGGGTGTTTTGCAGTATTTTGAACAGATTCAGACCGCCACCGGTGCCGCCGCAAAAGCTGAAGCCCTTTTGAAACTTTACGATCAAAAAACCCGCAAGCTGACGATCAAGAACGCCTTTGGTGATGTTCGGGTAAGGGCGGGAACAGCGGTAATGGTTTCCCTGAACTTGGGTGACATTATCGCCAATCAGTTTATGGTGGTTGAGAAAGTCACCCACACCTTCAGCGGAAGCAAACACATGATGGAACTGAACTTGATTGGGGGTGAATTCATTGCCTAACGCTGTTGAAGCTGTGAAAAGGGCCGCTGTTGAAGCGGTGGAAGCCGGGAAACCGGTGAACCTGTTGTTTGGTCAGGTTATTTCCGCTTCACCCCTGAAGATCCAAGTGGATCAGAAGGCCATTTACACAGAAAAAATGTTGGTGCTTACCCGAAATGTCACTGATTTTGAAGTTGATATGACGGTGAGCCACAAAACAGAGATCATCACCCACGGCCACCCGGTAACAGACACCTACACCGGGGGCGGTGTGGCTGAAGATATAGACCATGATCACCCCATTGTGGGCCGAAAGAAATTCAAGGTTCACAATGCCCTTGTGGTGGGTGATTGGGTTCTTCTGGCCCGGATTCAAAAGGGCAAAAAATTTGTTGTGCTGGATCGGATTAAACCCAACCCGGCATTGAAGGGGGAATGGGTATGATTCCACAGGTTCAGGACGATTTGAAACAGGATTTCACCTTTGAGGTTTTGCCAAGCAGAACTTTCAGGATGAACCACAATTCCTTGACGATCATCGGAACCATTGACCAAATCCAAGCGGTGGAACAAGCGGTTTTCCTGATCCTGAATACTGAACGCTATGAATGGTTGATCCATTCTTGGAATTATGGCGTGGAACTTCATCATCTGATCGGAAAAGATGTGGAATACTGTATTCCTGAAATTGAACGGGTGATCCGGGAAGCATTGCTTCAGGATGATAGGATCACCGCCGTTCAGAACTTTGAATTTGAAGTGAACAAAAAGAAAGTGCTGACTACCTTCACGGTGGTCAGCATTTTTGGCGAAATCAACACAGAAATGGAGGTAGAAATCTGATGTATGAGGCGCAAACCTATCAAGAAATTTTGGCCCGGATGCTTCAGAAGGCCCTTTCCATCAACAGCAACCTTGACACCCGTGAAGGTTCGCTGGTTTGGTATGGGGATGCCCCCGCCGCCGTGGAACTGCAAAATCTGTATATTGCCCTTGATACGGTGCTGAATGAAACCTTTGCCGATACCGCAAACCGCCCTTACCTGATTTTGAGGGCGGCGGAAAGGGGCCTTTCCCCGCAACCGGCAAGCCCCGCAATTTTGCAGTTGGTCATTACCCCCACAAGCCTGTTCTTGCCTTTGAACACCCGCTTTTCCATTGGGGAACTGAACTATTATGTTTCGGCGGATCGTGGTAATGGCACCTATGAAATCACCTGTGAAACCGTGGGTGAAGCCGGTAATGACTACACCGGAACGGTGATCCCCATTGAGTATGTGGAAGGGCTGGAAACCTGTACCGTTACATCCATCTTGGTTCCCGGTGAGGATGAAGAAGATACCGAAACCTTCAGACAGCGCTATTTTGATAGCCTGAACGCCCAAGCCTTTGGCGGCAACCGGATTGACTACATCGAAAAGGTGAACGCCATTCCCGGTGTGGGTGGTGTAAAAGTTTACCGGGCTTGGAACAGCGAATTGAAACCCGCTGATTTCATCCCCCCAACTGAAACGCTGGATTGGATCAACGGCCTTTCTGATGTTCCTGATGCGGTGAAAACTTGGCTGGATGCCGTGTATGTTGCCGGTAAGAACCAACAGTTGACGGTGGGCGGAACCGTGAAGCTGGTGATCATTGATAGTACCTTTATGGTGCCTTCTGAAGTGCTGGTGGATCAGGTGCAAACCGCTGTTGACCCCCTTCAGAACGCCGGTGAAGGCGTGGGCATTGCCCCCATCGGCCATGTGGTCAGGGTGGAAGGCGTTGGTGAAGAAATGGTTGATCTGTCCTTTGCCCTGTACTATCAGCGGGATTGGACTTGGGATGATGT